CTCTTTAGCGGCAGCAGCATAAGGTGTACCAAACTTAGTTTCTATTTCTCTAGCGATAGCATCAGCCAGACGGTACTCGTAATCAGCCTCAGCCATAGCGAGTCTCTCCAACTGGTTAATCTGCTTACCAGTAGCACCGACTCTTGGCGATGTGGATGTCGCCACCGTAGGTGACTCGGATACTGGTCGTTCAACTGGAATCGAAATCTTTTCGTCTTGCCAAGATCTATTACCCATGGCATCGTCAAGACCAACGATGCCGTTAACTCCAGGTATGTTAGCCAAGATGGGGTTAATTTTGTCCGCTGCATCAACCACCTTATTGAACAAGAAAGCGGCAGGGTTCTTTTTGAAACCGAACTCTGTAGTTTTAGTCCTAGTTGCTGTCTGCTTCGGTGCATTAGCCATCTGCTGATCATACTGCTTCTGCAAACTAGCCATCTCCTGAGCGATAGCCTGTTTATTAGTCAGACCAGTTTTCTGCGCTCTAGTCTGAGCAACTAGATCAACAGGGATATCCCATGTTTGCGATGGGCTGGGAATACCATAGTATTCCGCAGCCTTCTCACGTTCAAACATGGTTTCTTTTCTAGAAGCATCTTCGCTGGCGAACTTCTTCAGGTCGTCCTTCTCAGTTTCAGTGAGTTGCATATCAGGCTGGCTGAGGTAATCCTGCTCATCATGCTTCTTGATGATGTCATCTGGGCTTATGCCCTGGGCTACAGCCTTGAAGTATTCCCCCATCATCGTTGCTCTAGGGTTGTCACCCAAAGCACGGTACTTTGGTGTCACCGAATCGTACATGCCAGTCTGAAGAGCGTACTCCTCATACAGTTTTCCGACATCTCCTAAATATGTGGAATCATAACTAGGGAACTGGTAACCCAAAGCGCCCTGGTACAGGATGTAGTCAAGCAGTTTTTGTCGTGCCTGTTCTGCGGGTGTAGCCATCAGAAGTTAATCCTTCCGATATTCGGGAACGGCAACTGAGGATTCCTCATCCCTCCGCCCTTTTGAGCCTGGGCTTGCAACAAAGCCAACTGATATTCGAGCAGAGCGTTCCTAATGGCGTTCTCCTGCTGGAGTTGCGCCATACCGATCTGAGTGCGCTGACCCATAGTTGCTGCGTTCAACCCCGCCTGGGCTTCAGCCTGGTTGCGGTACAACTCAGCCAACTGCGCTTGACGGTAAGCCTGGTTCGTGGTGTCAACCGCACGCTGATAGCCAGTCTGGTCAGCCATCTGCGATGCCATCATCTGATTAGAGAAATCTCGCTGAGCCTCAACCTGGGCAGGGTTAGCACCAATAGCCTGAAGGTAGGAAGTGGCAGCGGCAGGACTAGCCTGGAGACTAGGGGCAGTCACACGGTAGGCGGCAGTGGGATCGACCATCTCCAAGAACCGTGCAGTCGAACCAGTCGATTCACCAATCTGTCGGGCATAGTCGTCCCTCATGCGCATCAGTTCGTCTGTAAGCGCACCATAGGATTGACGTATCTGATCGAATACTCCAGGACCGCTAGGCTCTGGTTCGCCAGGTTGCTGAGTGCCGCGACCACCAGGACCACTATAGCGAGCCATCAATCCTCTGTAGACGCCAGCCCCACCACCAGCAGAACCCCCAGTGTATCCACCCAAGGCATTGCGAACATCCTGAGTAGAAACAGGACCACTTAGTCTAGCGATTCTTTGGTCGATTGCTCTATTAATCCCAGAGTCGTAAACTCCCCCAGAACGTGCAGCACCCCTAGAAACATTCGAACCACCACCTGCGCCAGCGCCTTGTTTAGCCATGATCAACCTCCACTACTATAGGCACCAGCGTATGGTGCCCAATTCCTTAGTTCCACAGCGGCATTAAGAATCTCCTGATTCTTCATGCGTGCGATACGATCCAACTCATCCTGCAAGGCAGACCCAGCCTCGTTCTCTCCGATAGCCAACTGACCCATCCCAGACTGCAACTGACGGTAAACATCCCCAATGTCCCGTTGCTGGGCTTCCACATAGTTCTTCATGGCACGCTGGAAGATTCCTGACCGACCCAAACCCCTACCAGTATAGGCTGTGATGGCAGGCTCCATACCTTGGGAGTACTTCTGACCAATATCTCTTAGACTTTGTGATGCGTTTCTGCTCAGTTCCTGGGTACCATAATCATACTGTGCACGAGACAAAGCACGCTTGCGACGTGCACTAGCCTCCTGATTCATATAATCAGAAAGAAACCCATTAGTGTCGGTAGACATGAACATTGCCATCAATATACCCCTATCGTTCGCCAGCATTAGGTAGCATCATATAGCAAATCTTCACATTATGGCTAGAACGATCCTGCCCAGACTTCGTGAGAAAATGCACATCCAAGTTCGTTTGACTATAAGTGTGCACATGGAATGGACCCATATCATGTGGAGCGCCATCAACATAATGCTCAGTTACTAGAACACTAACAGGCTTAAATCCGCAATCAATAGTAAAGTTAACCCTGCCGTTGGCGTCCGTAGTACCAGTCAATTCCTGCCAATAGCCCACATGCTGACGCAAATACTCATTCAAAGACACCAAAGACGCCTTGGTATGCAAGGCGTCAGTACCCTTAAAGAACGGAAGATTCGGGCTTGTCCACAGTTTCCTGGGCATAACTAAACCTTCATCTTCCTAGGGTTAAACTTATAAATGATACTGTAGATCGACCAAGGCTGGTTCGTGTTGCTAGAGATTTTCATTCTAACTGCCCTGGCTAGACCTAAAGAATCAGCGTAAACGTGGGTCGCACCCAACTCGGGTGGACCCCAACTATCACCCTGGTTCGGGTCAATCGTACCGCTAGGTGCGGTACTAGAGAAAGTTTTGATTGGCGTATACGAGTCCCAGTCATGGTAGACGGCGACCGTCAAGGATGCTGGAACAGAATCTTTGCGGAATACAAACTCGGGTCTACGCCAGAACTTCTTCGATGACACAGACTTAGCATCCTGCCAACTAGTCACATAATAGGATTCAAATGGGGCAACCGACCCAGTGATATTATCAGCACTACCGTTCTCTACCTTGTCGATATTCAGTAGATACGGCTGGTACGGATGCACTGCCACATGGTCAATGTCGCCATCGTTTCTCAGGAAGTCAATCGGGCTGATTAGACCGAAGTCGTCTGCTGTCCTGTAGGCTGTCCAACAACCCTTACCAATAGTAGGGTCATACACGAAAGCAATAGTAGGGGAACTAGCCTTGACAAACCCGTCGTACTTTCTGGATTCCTCATCGTAATCCTCGACAGACGAACTGTAGGTGAGGATGTCCGCCGTATCGTTACCCTTCGGCAAACTTAGATACAGTTTATTGTTGGCGAATCCCATGCTCATACTGGGAACAGCACCTTCGGAGATTTCGCCCGATCCAGCAAGCATCGGTCGAAGATTCCCGAACACATCCTTGATCTCTGTGCCGTTAAAGAAGAACACACCATCAGGGTTTGAATAGAAGTAGATACCATTAGGGGTGGAAACAACACAGTTCGTGCTAACGGCACCAAGATGCCGTGAGATGTCAACCACCTGAAAGGTTTCCTCGTTGAAACCGTAGATAGCAAAGATCGCCTTATCCTTGAAGATAATTAGATTGCCACCGAAAGGAACAATGGCGTTAATCCTGGCACCACCAGCCACAATATCAATGTAATCATCCTGTCGCCACGACTCGGGGAACAAAGGATGAGAGAACCTAATGCGGTTTGGGTACCCCACCGCATTTTCGTATGTATCCGCAATCCACAATCTTTCAGCATGAGTAGCAATCAACTGACCCCTAGGGGCATGAGTGCCGTTCGGGTTCGTCAGATCATTCTGCCATGCGCCAGTGCCACTAGCCGTCAAAGTAGTAACGGCAGTACCATCAATCTTTGAGCAGTTATATCCCAAACCACAAGACACATACAGGGTGCTGGTAGAATCCTGGTCCCATGTAGTAAACCCTGCACCATAAGTAGCGTTAGTGTCAATGCCAGTGTTGTCCGCAGCAGCATACCCAGTAGTCGTACTAGGGTACGTGAGCACTTCCGTTTCAGTAGCAATAACTAGACGTCTGGAGGAGTTATCCCAGGAGAACAAACGCATTGGCTTCAAATTGCCAACACTAGCCCCATTGAGTGCGGTCGTATTCGACCGCACAAAACCATATCTGGATGACACGCCACCATCAATAGTAAAATCCACATTCAAAGCATCATTGGTTTCATTCGGGGCAAGCCGAAAAGCGTTCGAATCAAGATTCAAACCGCCAGTAAAATCATCAACACGGATACCCTTAATCATTCTAGTACGACCAGTCCGTGCCTCGCATCAACCGCTTCTTCGCACCACCAGCAAACACCACAGGAGAATTACTAGGAGGTCTAGTCAGGTCACGGCGTGCCATGCTAATAGCATCACTGAAGGACTGCTCGTATCTAGCGGCAGTGTTTAGTTCCTCCTGAGCCTGGTAGATGCGGCTAGTAGCATAGTAGACTAGCGGGATATCGAATGCGGCGGGACCATCCACGATAGCGTTGTTCGTCACCCAATCCTCTGGATAACGGTATGCTCGTACCGTAGCCGTGTAAGCAGCATTCGGCTTTGGGAACAAGTAGATCTTCCCAGCCCACATGGAGTACATGATCGGGCGCTTGATCGGTGTGGTAACATCAAGGAACAAATCCTCAGCCTCGTCGTACGAGATGAACTCCATGCGGGTACCCTCGTCGTCCACAATCGAAATAACCTCACGGATATCGTCCGTAGTGAAATCGTTGATCGTGTACTCGCCCACATTGGGCGTGGTCGTCATAGAGAACTTGCACTCCAGGAACGTCCATCGACGTTCCAGGTCAATGATTCTATTGTAGCCATCACGGACATACATGGTGATAACCGATGTAGGCACATCAGTTGAGTCCAGTTCCGTTACCTCACGAACCTTCGTCACAATATCATTCAGCGTCATCCTGGTCTGCGCCATCCGTGGTCACCTCCTCAGAAACAATCGGCTTAGCGGTTTCCTTAGCCATCTTCCGCAGATGACCCATACAAAAGTCGGTACTCTTGGCTTTCATACCCTCACAGGTATCATCGTTGCCTGCACACTTGTTGCCACGCCCCAGATAGGGGGCACTAGCAGCGGCTAGTCTAGCGCCCTCAATATGCGCCAATCTGTAATCGCCCTGCGGTCTACCATAATAAGAATGTGCGGGTGCTGAGTTGTTCATAAAACCTCGTATCAATAAAACATCCCCATCCCGCACAAACGGGTGGGGATGATAACTAAAGGGTACTAGTGTAGATCACCAATACATACCGTTCTTGCCACTTCCTGCACTAACACGACCATTAGCCTTCTTCGCCTTCGGCTTAGTTGCCTTAATGCCAGTAGCGTTAGGTGGTGTAAGATTCTTGGGCTGAGGCATATTCGGTTTAACTTTGGGTGGAGGACCACCGCTATATTTGGAATTAGGTGGCTTCGGTTTCTTGGGCGGCTGCGCCATTATGCTCCAATCGTTTCTTTAACTAGACGGTCAGGTGGGTGGCTCCAATTAGAGCCACCCACCATCGACTACATCAGGCAGTCTTAGCCGTCAACTTACCCTGCTTCTTAGCGTTACGGCAAGTGAGGTTGCCGTAGCACATAATCAAAGCATACTTAGCATCCAGGTTCTCGGGACGGACGAACTCCGTCTGAGAGAACCACTTGCCACTGTGACCAACGAGGGTCAGGTACTTGCTGTTGAGGAAGTACATGACACCAGCGGTGCAGTGCACATCGTAGGCAACAGGCGCAGCCTTGAACAGAAGGTTCTGGAATCCTGCGTCAGCAGTCTTGGTATCGGTGTACCGCAACTGGGGCTGGAGCAGGGACTCGTACTTCTCGAACAGAGTCTGCGTCGTGAGGATCATGTCAGGATGATCGTTACCAACGGACACGGTGTTGTAAGCCGTAGCCATCTGAGCAAGCGTGAGCGCACCAGCAGTGTTCTCCTCATAGGAGCGCCAATACTCGTTACCTGAGGTTGCACGGTTGATTCCACCAACAGTACCCGATGCTTCCACCAGGTTGCCAAGACCGTTCCAGTTCTTGCCACTGTTGCCAGTGCCGTCACCGAAGAACATCTGGTTGAAACCTTCACGCATCGACTCTTCAGCCTGCATGACCTTGGCTTCCAACAGGTTCAGGATGGCGGCTTCGCCGTTGTTCTTTGCCTCTTCGATACCGCTGATGGCGATTGACGCAGCGTACTGCTTCCAGTCGTATTCGGCAGCCGTGATGCCATCCTGGGCGGTCAGCGAGATGGTGTCGTAACCTGAGTACGATGCCACGGTGCTGTTTGCTCCATAGATGAGGGGTTCCACGATCTTCGTACCGCCATCCAGCATACGGATGCGACCCTTGTCCATGAGGAAGAAGGTCAACGGACGAGCCGTGAAAATGTTGTCGGTCAGTTGGTCACGGTAGTTGGCAAGTGTCGTTGCCAACAGTTGATCAAAATTCGGGTTACTCATAGTTTACTCCAGTTGGTTATAAGGTGGGTTAATTACATTCCCATCTGCCGTTTTGCCGCCAGCCAAGCGTCGGCAACAGAAGAGATTCGACCCACAGGCTCAGTTGCACCATTGGCACTAGTGCCACCAGAAACGAAACCAGCGTTTCGTTTTGCATCGAGAATCTCCTGCTCCTTAGCCACACTCACTTGCTGAGCACCACGAATCGCAGCAACTTCCTGGGCAAGCCGATCATATGCGACCTGCTTATATGCCAGTTCCAAGTCAACGATTCCAGTTCTCAGCGCATGATTAATAACTTCAGGTGCATTAAAGTCCTGATACTTACTACCAAGTCTGTTGATCTCTTGCTCCAACTCTTGCTTGGCTTGCATCTGTTCGAACTGCTGGACCTTCTGATTCAGTTCATAGACCTGACGTTCAATCGGGTCCATAAACTCCAAATCCTCGGTCGGCTGGTTGGCGCTAGTTGGCGCTCCATAATGCTGACTAAGAAGTTGCAAAGTTCCAGTAGGGTCAGTTTGCAATGCCTCTGCCAAAGTTGCAGCGTATTGTAGGCTTTCTCGCTGGGCTGCCAATTCCTGTGTCTTGCGAGTATAATCCGCTTGACGCTGGTATCCGCTCAGTGCTTCCTTAA